GTTTGGAAGCATCTGGATGGTCAGCATGACCAATCCACACATGGCAGTTGGGCGGGTGGCGGAGAAGCGAGCGCCGAAGAGTTGGCATCACGCCGAAGCGAAGCAATTGCTAGAGGAGATATTCCGGGCTATCGCACAGACGCAAACGGCAGAATTGAAAATCCCGATGCGACAGGTGGATACAAGGCAGGAATTCCTGAATCAGTTGAATTCGCTGGAACAACTTTCACTCCAAAAGATTCTCTATGGCATCACCTTGTTCCCGATGGTGAAGGCGGATTTGAGCCATCACAAGAACGCGCCTATCTACACCAACAGATAATTGCTCAGGTAACAGGTGATGTCCCTGAATCACAAGCCCCAACATTCCACATGCTCGGTGGCGGTCCCGCCTCGGGTAAGACAACAGTTATCAAGAGCGGTCAAACAGATATTCCAAGCAAGTCAGAGGCAGTCCATATCAATGCCGATGATGCTAAAGAAATGTTGCCTGAAAACGGTCGCATGAGAATGAGTCAAGATGATAGAGATTATTTCCACGCCGCGGAGTTCGTCCACGAAGAATCTTCAATCCTCGCAAAGCGTATTCAATCTCGAGCAATCGATAACAAACAAGATATTGTTCTTGACGGAACGGGCGATTCGGCTATTTCGAAACTTGGCAAGAAGGTTGAGCAAGCCCGTCAAGCGGGATACAAAGTCAATGGCGTCTATGTCACTATCCCAACCGAAACGGCATGGGAAAGAGCCTCGGGTAGAGCGCTTGGTGAGAGCCGTAGATATGTCCCTGAGTCGGTAGTTCGAAGCACACACGCCGATGTATCAAGAACGCTTCCCCTTGCTATCGAGGGTGGTTTATTCGATAAGGTGACGCTATTCGATAACAGCGGTTCAACAGTCAAGAAGATTGGTGAAGGTACAGGCTCCGAGTTCGTCATCTATGACGCAAAGGGCTGGAGCGACTTCCTAGCGAAAGGAAAGCCATGAACGCAGATACAGCGAATCAAATCTTCCTAGCGCTTTCTCGCGGACAAAGTTTTGAAGAAACAGGATTACCTGAAAGCAATAAAAAAGATTTTGATGCCATGGCAGAGGAAATCAAGAACGCTCCTCAAGGCACACAGATGTCACCCGTCAATGAATGGGTTGGCGATGAATACGATGACATTATCGCGGCGTTTGAAAGAGTAGAGAAGCGAGCAGTTGCCAAAGCAATCGGTTCCTATGAATTGAATAAATCAGATGGAGCAAAGCGATACACACTAGGCGCTATGTATATCCCTGACAGAGTTGATGCTCATGGTGAATGGACAGATGGCGAAGAATTACAAAGAGCAGTTTGGGATTATGTTCGTAGCAATGACCGAAGAATTCGACTTCAGCATAACCGCGATGTAGTTGCGGGAGAATGGGTTGAAGTTATGGCTTTTCCTTATGAGTTGAGCGTTCCAATGACAACAATTAGCGGAGTGCCAATCAATCACACATATCCAGCGAATACAGTTTTCCTTGGTGTTGTTTGGGAGCCTTGGGCTTGGGAATTAGTCAAAGAAGGAAAGATTCTTGGCTATTCAATTGGTGGCAAAGCCGAGCGTCTATATGTTGATATAGAGAAATCTCAACCTTCGGTCAGCGATGTCCATGTTGATACAATTATGAAACCGTCGAAGAAGAAGCCGAAGAAAGAAGAAGATGAGCGCTAAAGAAGCCACAATGCTCGATGAGTTACGAGCCAAAGAACTCAAGTCTCTTTCCGATGCTGAATATAAAATAATTCGTAGTGAAGTTGAAAATAAAGGAATCCGCGCTCTACGCGGTTCTAGCGCTCAAGTAGTTTTTGCCGCGTTGAGAGAACGCGATAAGGCGATGAAAAAAGCAACCGGAGTTCGTGTTGGCGATATGGTTAGTTGGGATTCTTCAGGTGGAACAGCGCGAGGCAAAGTAGAACATGTCATGCGTGAAGGAGTTCTTGGAGTTCCAAATTCAAAGTTTTCAATCAAGGCAGAAAAAGATGACCCGGCAGTTCTGATTCGTATTTATCGCGATGATGAAGAAACCGAAACTTTAGTCGGTCATAAGATGTCTACTCTAAAAAAAAATTCTGAAGTAACAAAACATGGCAACCATGACCAAAGAAGTCATGGGAAATGGGCAGATGAAACTGAGGGTGAATACGAAGATACCCAAGGAGAGCATCCACGCCATAGCAAAGTAAATGTCGGCGATGACGAAGGCGAGTTTGGTGACCTTAGCGATGATGACGATATGGAAGCCATGGATATGATGGATATTCTCCGTCCGCCAAAGATTACGGCTAGTCAAAGAATGTCTGACGATTACATAAGCCAATACTCAATCAAACCTTCACTACGCAACAGGGGTTGAAATGGCAACAATTATTGATGACACCATCAACATTCTCAAAGGGATGGGTCTCAAAGCGGAAACGATAGCGACACCTCCGGGTTACGCAGGTATTCAAGTTCGATTGCCACATGATGCTCAGGGATATTTTGTTTGGGCGAAAATCGACAATAATGATTTTGCTTTCCGATTGGCTAGGTTTTGGGAAGCCGATAACCCAATGTCGATGTTGATTTGTCCAACCTTGATAGATGCGATTGCTAGGACAAGAGTTCTCGCTAGTCAATAAAAAAGTCTCGAATTACACCTATGGTATTCTTTCCATGTCAAAACCCGAGGTTAGTTTTTCTAGCCCGATGCTAGAGGGCTACCTCTTTTCAATAGGAGATACATGGCTAAAAACACCCGCAAAATGGTGAATCTTGCCATTGAAGAAACAAGCGGGGTAGACCATCCCGCACACCTCCATGAAGGATGGCTGGTTATGAAATCAGCCGACGAATCTGAAGTTCAGAGGGTTTTGGACGAAACGCTCACCGAGGAGGACTCCAACATGGAGAACAATTCTACCGAGGCTACAACAGAGCAGGTTGAAACTTCCGTTGAGGAACAACTTTCCGTCGCAAAGGCTCGAATTGCCGAATTAGAACAGGCACTAGCCAAGGCTTCAGAGGATGCTGAAATGTCCGAAGAAGATAAGAAGAAGAAAAAGATGGAAGAGGAATCCTCCGAGGAAATGGACTATATGAAGTCCGCACCTGAGTCAGTAGTCAAAATGATTGAGGACCTTCGCAAATCCGCTGAAGAAGCGAAATCTGCTCTACAAGCAGAACGCGATTCACGCGCAGATGTGGAGGCAATTGAAAAGGCAAAGGGTTGGGCTAATCTCAATCTCGATGCCGAGAAAGTTGGACCAGCGCTTCGTCGTTTGGCTTCAACCGACGCAGACCTAGCAAAAGCCATTGAGGAAACTCTTTCTTCAGTAAATGCTCAGGCTGAATCAGCACAAATTTTTGCGGAGATTGGCAAGTCCGCAGACTTCCCAACGGGCAATGCTTATGAGCGTATGACCTCATTAGCAAAGTCGGCAGTCGAAGAGGGAGTAGCAAAGTCATTCGAGCAAGCGCTCGCTGATATTGCGACAAAAAACCCTGACCTTTACAGCCAGTACCTATCCGAGAAGAAAGGTGCCTAACAAATGGCATACGAAATCTCTAATTACTCGGTAAAGGTCACCCTCGTAGCCGCGGCTGACCTTTCCGCTTTACAATACACATTCGTCAAATTGAACGCATCAGGACAGGCGGCGGCATGTTCCGGCGCAACTGATATTCCAATTGGCGTATTACAAAATGCTCCAACCGCAGGACAAGAGGCTGAAGTTCTAGTTGTCGGCGGAACCAAGATTGTTGCTGGAGCGGCAATCGGCGAAGGCGCACTCGTTGGAACATCTGCGGCAGGTAAGGCAGTAGCCCTAGTTGCTGGTACAGATACCACCAAGTATGTCGTTGGAACTCTTCTGACCGAATCAGCGGCAGATGGAAACATCGTAACCGCCGTAATCAACTGCGCCAATCCGGGCAGAGCGGCATAAGGGGGAACAATAAATGCCACAGCCAAATATCAATTCCGTCCATGTGGACGCGATTCTGACCAACATCTCTGTTGCGTACTTACAGAATCAAGATAACTTTATCGCTGACAAGGTATTCCCTGTAATCCCTGTCGATAAGAAGAGCGATAAGTACTTCACTTACACCAAGAATGACTGGTTCCGCGATGAGGCTCAACGCCGTGCGCCGGGAACAGAATCCGCTGGTGGCGGTTACAACATCTCAACCGGAACATATTCATGCGATGTTTATGCTTTCCACAAAGATGTCGATGACCAAACAGTTGCTAACGCAGATGCTCCGTTGAATCCACTTCGCGAAGCAACTGAGTTCGTAACTCGTCGTATGTTGCTTCGTAAGGAACTTCAGTTCGTATCTGACTTCTTCACCACAGGTGTTTGGGCAGACGATGTTGCTGGCGTTGCTTCAAACCCATCTTCAGGCGAAACAATCAAGTGGTCGGATTACACAAACTCTGACCCAATTGCTGACATTGAGGCAGGAAAGGCTGA